GGAACGCCGCGCTGTACAGAGAGGCGCCGCTTGACGCCGGGTCAAGTAACGCCTTTGCGGCCTGGCTCGCGTTGGATAGCGCGAGCCAGTCAAACGCGCCCTTGATGGTGAAAGAAGCATTAAAGCCGCTGATAGCCAGTATCGGCATGCCCTTAGTATTCATGGATAGGATGACGCTGTTAAACCTCGCGGCTATATCAAGCGCGGCCCTGTGTATCAAGTGCCACATAGCCTATACGATAAGCCTTGTTCAGTCAATTCCCCCTTTGATTACAAAGCGTTGGGCCAAAACCATTGCAATGGTTAAGGTTAAAGCGACAAGCCGGATGAGCAGGGCCGCTGGCCTGATACTGGTTACAGCAATATTCATAAACGCCGTTTTTGAGCGGTTAATCAACTTTACAATGGCGCTGTTCCGCGTTTTGAGCCTCAATCCAACCTTAGCCAGCCCCAAAAACGTATTAACCACACTGGCAGCCGTTGTAAACGCCGCGCCGATGGCGGGTATTGAGGCCATGAAAAAACTGACGGCAAAGCTAAAAGCAAGCGGCGCCATTAATAGAGCTTTGGCCATTGTCGGGAGCGCCATAGCCTTGCCGGGCGCCATGGTTGAGCGCATACACGCTTTTAATATCATGTTACATAGCGAAGCCATAGCGAGCGCAAGCCTAAATAAGCTGAGACGCCTTGTATTGACGCTGACAGCCATTGGCAGCGCCGCGCCTCAAATAGCCCTCGGAGCAGTGAGAACCCTGGTTGCAAGCGTGAAAGCAACCAGCGCCATTAAGAGAGGCTCCGCCCTGGTATTGAGCGCGGCACTACTGCCAAGCGCCATACTTGAGCGGTTACACGCTTATATACTCATATTAACGGGCAATGTTGCAGCAACGGCTGCCGTTGACAAGCTGCGCCGCCTGGTATTGGTAATGAGCGCCAGCGCCGCAACCCTAACGCATACAAGCCTGACTATATTCAAAAATGCCATGGCCAAAGCCGCAGCAACGCCGTCAATGCAAAGGCTGCGCACGCTGACGCTGACAGCCCTTCAAGCATCAAGCGCCGCCCTGATTAAAGTTTTATCCTTGCTAAGGTCAATAATATCGCAGGTTTTAACGGATTCAGCCTTGGAAAATGTTCAACGCCGCGCCCGCGCCCTGATAGCCGTATCAGTAATTCAAGGTTCAAGGGCGCTGACAATATGCAAGGCGCTGAGCGCTTCAACCCGTCAGCTTGTGACATTGAACCGCCATTGGTTCATGACCCTGGCGGCGGCCTCAATAACCGGCGGCGTTATCGCCGCGGATTACATTCAGCGCCTCGCGGCAGACCTGGCACGGCTGATGATGGCCCCGTTGAAACGCCAGCCGTTGAAGCCGGAAAAGGAAGCGCCCAAAACATCTGCACGCCGAAAAGCATTGAAAGGATAACGACATGGCAACCTGGACGCCCAAGCCCCCTGACAGCACGGAGTTCTTCCCCCTGGACACGGCCAGACAGCTTGCCCAAGGGGATATTATCCAATCCTGCGCTTGTGAAATATCAGTAATCAAAGGCGCCGACCCTGACGCGGCGGCCATGCTAATTGACTCTGTTGAAATCAACGGGAGCATAGTTAGCCAAAAGGTACAGGGCGGCGTAACGGGATGCCGTTACAGGCTTACGTTCACGGCCCAAACCCTATATGGCGAAACTTTGAAGCTGGGCGGTGATTTTTATGTGGGAACCACAGAACCCGGGGCGCGTGATTTAACCACGCTGCAAGCCGTCAAAGACTGGCTGGCTGTCAAAAAGCCTGACGACGACGCGCTGTTGCAAAGGCTCATAACGGCGGAATCCCAGACCATTGAGCAGGCGTTACAGCGCCCGATACTGCCTGAAACCCGCACGGATATTATTGAAAGCTATGGCAGCGCGACAATCATGCCCCCCATAACGCCGATACAGAGCGTTGAAAAGGCGGCAATCGGCGGGGTCAACATCCCCATAACCCATGACGCCCTGACAATCCGAAGGCTTGACGGCTTCCCCTGGACAAACGACAGATGTATAGAAGTCACATATACGGCGGGCTTTGACGAGGTTCCCTTTGACCTGGAGCAGGTGTGTATAGAGCTTGTGGCCCTGCGCTACAGAGAGCGGGAGCGCATAGGGCATCAATCCAAGTCAATAGCGGGCGAAACGGTTTCATTCATAACCCGCGCCATGCCCCACTCGCTAGAAGCCCGGCTTGCGCCGTACAAAAAGGTGGCCCCTGTATGATAAGTATTAAAATCATCGGCGACGTTCAGCTAATCAGATACCTGCAAGGCTTACCGGACAATGTAGGCAAACAGGTAGAAATAGAAATCAAGCGCCAAACCAAGTCACTGCTAAGGCTCGCAAAAGAAAAGGCCAACAACGCGCCTTTAAAAAACGGCCTGACGTTAAAGAGGCGAATAAGCTCCCGCGCGCGCAACTGGAGAGTGAATTTGCCGGAGCGTTCCTTTTTATGCGCCGCGCTGCGTGAATTAAGACCTGAAATCATAGCCGCCCTGAACGCGGCGGTAGAAAGGGGAATCAAAAAATGAACAGAGAAGCAATCTTTTCAGCCTTGGCAAAGCGTATTGAGGCCATACCCGGCATAGAGACCTTCAGCCGCCAATTAAAGCACTGGTCAGACGTGCCAATTTCAAGCCAGCCCGCGCTGTATATGGCCCAAGGCAACCAGACAGTGAGCCTTGAAGGGCGCGGTATGCCCCCCAAGCGCAGCCTGCCGGTGAAACTATACTTGTACAGCCAGAACGACGACCCCGCGCTGCAAAATGACCTGCTGGACGCCATAGAAAACGCCCTGGAACCGGACAGAAACCATGGAGAAACCACGCTGACGCTGGGCGGCCTGGCATCCCACTGCCGCATAGAAGGCGAAATAGAGACAGACGAGGGCTTGTTAGGCTCGCAGGCCGTGGCGATTATTCCAGTTTCGATTTTTGTGCCATGAGAGAAGTAAAGATGCGGCATTTGGCCGCGTCAACGCGCCCGCAAGCTGCGGATACGGCATCGCAAGCGTTCCAAGTTGCGGATACGGCATCGCAAGCGTTCCAGGGGCGCTCCCTAACCCCTGTTCCCTGAATCAAAGGAGCCTGATGAACAAAGAATCAATAATCACCGAGGCGTTAAGCTGGCTGGGAACGCCCTATCACCACGAGGCCCGTATAAAAGGCGTGGGCGTTGACTGCGGGCAGTTTCCTGCGGCGGTGTTTGAGGCTTGCGGGCTGATACCTCACATCGAAATTGAGCCGTACACCTACGATTGGCATTTACACCGCAGCGAAGAACGCTATTTACAAATAGTGGAACGTTTTTTTGAGCAGGTAAAGGCCCCGGATGGGCTAACCTGCGCCGGAATGGAGCGAGCGCCTGACAGGGCGGGAGCTTCATTAAAAGCGCGGGGAATTCATCCCGCCCCAGGGGACTTAGCCCTGTTCAGGTTTGGCCGCGCAATCTCTCACGGCGCAATAATTATCGAATGGCCCCTGATAATACACGCCTACCTGCAAGCCCGGGCCGTGGTTTTAGATGACGGTACAGCAAATAAAGACCTGGAAAAACGCCTGGCAGGATTCTGGAGACTGAAACAATGAGCGGATTATTCGGCAAGAGCAAGCACACATCAACGGCAGCGGAGCAGTTGAGCAATATGTCAATCCAGACCAGCGGGTACGGGCGTTGTATCCCGGTGGTCTATGGCAAAAACCGCGTTGCGGCCAACCTGGTTTATTACGACGACTTCAGAGCCATAGCCCGCACAGAAAAGCAAAAGACGGGCAAGGGCGGCGGCGGGTCAACCCAGACCAATACTACCTATACCTACACCGCGTCCGTCATACTGGGCCTTTGTGAAGGGCCTGTAAGCGTTGGCCGGGTGTGGATTGACAAAGAAGAATACGCCAACCCAGGCAAAATGGGCTTTACCGTTATGACGGGCGCCGCCGCGCAAAGCCCCTGGACATTTTTGACGTCAAAGCATCCCGATAAAGCCGTAGGGTACGGCTCAACGGCATACGCAGCCCGCGCCGCCATGGACTTAGGGGATAACGCCGCCATAAAGAACCATAGCTTTGAGATAACGGGCTTTTGCCAGATAGCAAACCAAAACGGCGACGTAAACCCCGCAGACGTTATCTTTGACATGCTCACCCATTCAATACACGGCATGAATTTTCCCATAGCGTCAATAGACGCCGCAGCACTCAACAACTACAAAGCCTACGCAAACGCAGCCGGGTTACACGTATCAGCCGCCATAGAAGACCAGAAACAGGGTATAGAGGTATTAAAAAACCTTTTAGAATGCACAAACTCAATGGCCCTGTGGAGCGACGGCAAGCTGCGCATACTGCCCTTTGGAGACGTTGACATAGGTAACTGGCAGGCCAGCTCGACGCCCCAGTACGCCCTGACCGTTGACGACTTTTTAGGGCGGGACGACCCCATTTTGGCGCGCCGCAAGACCAGCGCCGACGCTTATAACTCGGTGAAGGTAAAGTTCAAAGACCGCGCCGAGCCGCTTAATTATTCAGAAAATGTGGCCGAGGCCAGCGATTTAGCCATGCAGGACTTATACGGTATCAGGGAGGCCTCAGAATTTAACGCCGACTTCATTTCAGAAAAAGACGCAGCCCAGCTATTAGCGCAGATACTGCTTCAAAAATATGTAGCCATCCGTAATGAGTATGAGTTTAAGTTAGGCTGGCGCTATACCAGGCTTGAGCCTGGGGACTTAGTGACGCTCACGGAGCCGGGCTTAGGCTTAAACAATACTCCCGTGCGCATAACATCCATAGAAGAAGATTCCGAGGGCGAGCTTACAGTTATAGCCGTGGACTGGCCTAACGGCATAGCCACAGCCGTGGCGTACCCGGCCCCGCCCAGGGACGGCGCGGGCGGCGGCTTCAACATGGCGGCCGACCCCGGCAACTGCAATACTCCCGTGATATTTGAGCCGCCGGGAGATTTAACCGGCGGGCGGCTGCAAGTGTGGATAGGCGCGTCAGGCGGAGATAACTGGGGAGGCTGCGAGATACACGCCAGCCGCGACAATATCAGCTATAGCCTGACAGGAAAAATAACAGCCCCCGCAAGGCACGGCACGATTACAACGGCCATAACCTCATTGTCAAACACCATAGCCGTTGACCTGACAGCGTCTCAAGGCGCGCTCATAAGCGTGTTGACAGCGGACGCAAACAACTGGCAGACGCTGTCATACCTGGACGGCGAATTGATTTCATACCAGACGGCCACGCTGACGAGCGCGAACCGCTATAGCCTGAGCACGGTCAAGCGCGGTCTTTATTCAACTCAAGCCAAAAACCACGCGGCAAACAGCAAGTTTATGCGCCTGGACGACGCGGTAGCCGTGATTGACCTGGAGCGCTGGAACAAGGGCGAAACCATATACCTGAAGTTCCTGAGCTTTAACGCCTTCGGCCAGAGCCTGCAAGACCCCGCCCTGGTCAATCCCATAACTTATAAAATCCTGGGGACTGGCCTGACGACCTGGAAAGCGCCGGCAAGCTGCGCGATAGCTATAACGGACACGATGCCAATCACGGAGTAAAAACCATGCCAAGAATACAAACACTGGTAGCCATGGAATACAGCGGCGACGAGCCGGGAGGAGGAGGCGTGGGCCACCCCGGAGGAGGCCCTGGCGGGGGAGGCGGCGGCGTAGGAGGCGTGGACACCGTCAACGCAAAGACAAAGCGCTGGATAGACGTAACCTGGACATACACAGAGCCGGAGCCGGCGGGCGCCTGCACGGGCTTTGAGGTAGCGGTTTTTCAGGGGACGGATATTGATTCCTTTGACGCCATATTAGCCGTGCCCATAGAATACATAGACGACCCCGCCCAGCGCCGGTACTTGCTGCTGCTGGAGCTAAGTTCAGAGAGAGAGTTGAGGGCGGCAGTGCGGGCCTGTTACGGAGATTTTCGCTCATCCTGGACTAACGCCGCGGCGACAGCCGCCTTTACGCCTAACTTTGAGCAGCGGCAAACAGACCAGGGAACGCTTACTCTGCCCGATGGGACCATTATGCAGTGGATGCGCTCCGGCGCTTTGATGAGCCAGCAGGACTATGTAATAAACTGGCCCAAGCCATTTCCGCATGAGTGCTACTGCGTTAGCGTGACGACCGAAATGTCAAGCGCGGATAGCGCAAACGATAATTACTTTATGCTGCGCTCAAAAACTCCATCGTCCGTGACGATTTATAAACAGTCAGCCCAGGCAGGTTCAAACAATCTGCTTGTCAGAGCGAATATCGTGGGGTGGGGGAGATAAAAAAGCCGTTGCCAGCGGCATAGCTGCCGGCGCGCAACACAGGCATCAGCGCGTCCCTCTAAAAAAAGCAATATTTTTTTTGAAAGGAGCCGGGAATGGCTGCTTTAAAGAAATCGTGTATTGACGTGTTCAACGCAGATATGGCGCGGGGCGCCGAATATATAGCGTTTCCGCTTCAAAACCGCGTTTCGCTCCAGGGATATCAGCAATGCCGTACTCGCGGTTTTGAACCGGAAAGTAGCGCTGCATGCTGACTTTGCC